ACACGATCGCGCTTTCGGACGGGAAGACATTTGACTTCAACGTCGAGACCGTCAAGGGTGAGAAGGGAGACACCGGCGCGAAGGGCGACACCGGCGCGACCGGCGCGGAAGGCCCGAAGGGCGCGACCGGCGACACTGGCCCGAAGGGAGAGCCCGGCGAAAAAGGAGAGAAAGGCGACAAGGGCGACACTGGAGCGACTGGCCCGCAGGGAGAAACCGGCCCGCAGGGGAAGACCGGCCCACAGGGCCCGGCAGGCCCGACCGGCCCGAAGGGCGATACGGGAACGGGCTTTACGGTCAAGGGCTATTACGGCTCGGTCTCCGCGCTGCAGGCGTCGGTCAAGAATCCAGAGGTTGGCGACGCCTACGGCGTGGGCGCGGCTGCACCGTATGACATTTACATCTACGACGGCGTGACGAAGGCGTGGGTCAACAACGGACCGCTGCAGGGCGCAAAGGGCGACAAGGGAGATCCGGGCGAACAGGGGCCGAAGGGCGAACCGGGTAGCACCGGCCAGGCGGGCGCCGACGGCGTGACGCCGACGATCGGCACGAATGGAAACTGGTATCTGGGCGAGACCGACACCGGGAAGCCGTCGCGCGGCGAGAAAGGCGATAAGGGCGACAAAGGTGACCCCGGCGCAAAGGGCGAACCGGGCGAGACTGGACCGCAAGGACCTACGGGTCCGCAGGGTGAGACGGGGCCTCAGGGGCCAACGGGTCCGGCCGGAGACAACGGCGCGCCAGGCGCAAATGGCGTGACGCCGACGATCGGCACAAATGGCAACTGGTATCTGGGCGAGACCGACACCGGGAAGCCATCGCGCGGTGAGAAAGGCGATAAGGGCGACAAGGGACCGCAGGGAGAGCAAGGCGAGACGGGCGGGACCGGCGCGGCCGGAACGACATTCACGCCGTCGGTCGCTGCGGACGGGACGCTCAGCTGGACGAACGACGGCGGGAAAACGAACCCGGACAGCGTCAACATCAAAGGCCCGCAGGGCAATCCGGGCGAAAAGGGCAATCCAGGAGAGACCGGCGCAAATGGCGCAGACGGCGTGACGCCGACGATCGGCGCGAACGGCAACTGGTATCTGGGAGATACAGACACCGGGAAGCCATCGCGCGGAGAGAAGGGCGACAAGGGCGATCCCGGCGCGCAGGGGCCTGCGGGCGCAACGCCCGTCAAGGGGACGGATTACTTTACGAAGGCGGATAAGGCCGCGCTGGTGCAGGACGTGCTTGCCGCGCTGCCAGAATGGACAGGAGGAAACTACTGATGGCATTGGATAAAGCAGTAGATTCCGCGCAGCTGAATGCCGACCTGACGGCGGTTGCGGACGCCATCCGCACGAAGGGCAGCACGTCCGCACAGCTTGCGTTCCCGGATGGGTTTGTGAGCGCGGTGCAGGCCATCAAGGGCGCGCCCGACTTGCAGATCGTCGTCACGACCAGCGCGGGGGCGACCGTCACGGCCACGAAAGGTAGCAAGACGGTTTCTGGGACGGCGGATGCGAGTGGAAACTGCACGTTGATAGTCGACGAGGTTGGAACATGGACGGTAACAGCAGCGACAGCAAGCACAACAAAGACGGCAGATGTTGTGGTTGGGACAGCTAATGTCGATTTGGCCATGATCGACCCCGTGTTCGGAAATAACAGCTGGGCTGCAATTATTAAGGCCTGTCAAGAGAAACAAGTTCCCAACACATGGAACGTCGGCGACAGCTGCAACATGACGATCAACAACAAGACCTACGCGATCGACATCATCGGCAAGAACCACGACGATTATGCCGACGGCTCGGGCAAGGCTCCGCTGACATTCCAGATGCACACGACCTACGCGACGCAGTATAAGATGAACGGCGCAGAGGATAACAGCTGCGGCTGGAAGAACTGCCTGGTGCGGACGTCCAATGCGTTCCCGGCGCTGAAGAAGGTGATGCCGGCGGAGGTCGTGGCCGCGCTAAAGGCCGTGACAAAGAAGACCACGGCAGGCGGCGCGAGCTCGGCCATCGACACGACGGAGGACACGCTGTTCCTGCTGTCGGAGATCGAGGTCCAGGGCACGCGGACATACTCCTATGCGGGCGAGGGCACGCAGTACGAGTATTACAAGACGGTGGCCAACCGGAAGAAAAACCGTGCATGGTATTTGCGCTCGCCGAGACTCAACAACACCAGCTGCTTTGACAGAACGGGATGGAACGGTGAGGCGGACTGGAGCGTCGCGTCCGAGGTGGACGGTATCGCGGCGGCATGGTGTTTCTAATCATGTAGATATGATCTTTAAGGTCATTCTGATAAACAAGCCGACGGGCGTTAAGGAGCTTCTATGAGTACGATTATCTATACTCTCATCACCGACCGAACGACAGCGGACGTCGCACGCGTGCACGAGTTGGCCGTGAAGGGTTACGCGGGCATGACGGCGGCGGAGCTGGCGGAGTGGCTGGCGGGGATGAAGGGCGCATACAACGACGTTGACCTAAACCGCGTCGGGACGGCGCTGAACTACCTCCGCGACCGCCTGACCGGCGTCTGCGGCAGGGATATCACGTGGCAGGCGAAGACAGAAAAGAGGTAAAAAATGGATACTGGAACCATCACGATCATCTGCGCCGTCCTCGGCTCGTCCGCGCTGACGACGGTCATTCAGGCCATCGTCGGCGCAGCGCAGAAGAAGAAAACACGGGCAGACTCCCAAAGCGACCATCTGGCCGAGATCGACAAAAAGCTCGGGAAAATGCAGGAGCATCAGGACGAGCAGTATCTGGCGATCCTCCGGCTGACCATCATGTCGGAGGAAATGCCAATGGCCGAGCGCCTGATTGCCGGAGAGAAGTATAAAAAGATGGGCGGGAACGGCGACGTGAAAAAGTTCCTGCACCAGCTGGAGGCGCAGTGCGAACGCAATGGAGTTTAGCAAGAAGTGGCTGATCTGCAGCGCGCTCGTCAGCCTCGCGCTCATCATCGCCTGCGCGGCAGGTGCAGACCTGACAGAGATCACGCTTGCGGTGCTGGCTGAAACAACAGCTTCCAGCGGATTCTATCTCTGGAAGGCTAAGAACGAGAACCGCGCGAAGTACGCGCAGAAGTACATGGATAAATGGGCCGAAAAGTACGGCCCGGAAGCGGCAGCACGCATCGCGGAGATCGTGCTGAAAGATTGAAAGGAGCATACATATGGACTACACGCAAATCATCTCGGCAGTGATCGCGCTCATCAGCGCGCTCGTCTCGGCATTCCTGATCCCGTGGATCAAGACGAAAATCGACGCGGATAAGCTGCAAACGCTCCGCACTTACGTTGAGATCGGCGTAAAGGCGGCGGAGCAGCTGTACACCGCGACGGACGGCGCGGCGAAAAAGGCGTATGTCGTGAACTTCCTCGCCGAGAAGGGCATTCAATTTGATGTGGAAACGATCGACAAGCTGATCGAGGCCGCCGTGCTGCAGCTGCACCACGAGCTGTACGGGAGTGAGCGGGTATGAGTTACGTTATGAGAGCGTCCGAGCTTGTAAAAAAGCACATCGACGTCGCGAAGAACTATAAAACCGTGTACATGTGGGGCTGCTTCGGCTCTCCGGTCACGGATGGGATCATCACTGAGAAGGCAAAGCAATACCCGGACTGGTACGACGCCGCAAAGCAGGCCAGATTCCGCGGGCTGATCGGAAAGGGCTACTTTGGCTTTGACTGCGTGAATCTCACAAAGGGGATCCTGTGGGGCTGGAACGGCAACAAAAATGCCTACCACGGCGGCGCACGCTACGCCGGAAACGCGGTCCCGGACGTCTCCGCAGACGGCATGATTGCCAAATGCAAGGACGTATCCGCATCCGGCTGGGACAAGCTCGTCCCAGGCGAAGGCCTGTGGATGCCCGGACACTGGGGCCTGTACATCGGAGACGGCTTAGCCGTTGAGTGTACGCCCATCTGGGATAATGGCGTGCAGATCACCGGCGTCGGCAACATCGGCGTCAAGGGAGGCTACAACAGCCGTGTGTGGAAGAAGCACGGAAAGCTCCCGTGGGTGGACTACGACACGGAAACCGTCGATAAGGCCGTCGAGGACGCCAAGAAGACTATCAAGGCAAAAGCCGGGCTGGCAGACAGCACGATCAAGTATCTTGCCGATTACAAATACGGCGACGACCTCCTGAAGAAGCTGGCTGCGGCGATGAAGTAAGCCCCCGCCAGGCGGCGGGCCGAAGGGAGTGACAGCAAATAACTGCGCGGCTGGCTCTGCCGAAGGAGCTGGAACACCTCACGCGCAGCGACTGGGAGCGCGTCACTGATGAGGGACTTTTGGACGTGATCGATCGGCAGATCGTGAAGCTTTATATCGTGCGCAGGCTCCCGCAGATGGACGCCGCCGCCGAGATCGGCGTCGACCGCAAAACTATCTCCCGCCGCCTGCCGCACATCTACAACACCGCCCGCCGCCTGGTAGGGAAAACGGACAAAGAGAAAGCGCCATGAGCAACGGCTCATGGCGCTTTTTCTATGCCCGCATGTCCCACAAATGGTACACAGATGGTACACAAATGTCCCCCAGCGGGGACGGGGAAACGCTAGAATGGTAGCAGAAAGGGGCGATACCGCATGGCGTACAACCCGTACACGGGCCGCTGGGAGATTGACGGCGCGCAGCAGATCCAGCTGCAGCCCATGCCGCGGCCGCAGGGCCCGCAGCTGCCGCCGCAGCCGCCGAAGCTCGGCGTGCTGACCGTGGCCAGCGAGGCCAGCATCAACAACCTGCAGATGCAGCCGAACGACAACGCGCTCGCGCTGCACGAGACCGAGAACCTGCTGTACTACATCCGCACGGACAGCATGGCGGCCAAGACCATCGCGCGGTTCCGGATCTTCCCGGAGCCGACAGAAGAGGAAAAGGCGGCAAACCAGCTGCAGGAGCAGCTGAAACAGATCACGGCCGGCCTGCAGAGCATGGCCGGGAAAATCGAAGAACTGGAGGGAAAGCTCAATGCAAAATCCGATTATGGCCCTGATGGGCGGAAACGGCGGGGGAAACAAGCTGCTGAACGGTCTGCTGCAGACAGCGAAGACGACGCTGCAGGGGCAGAGCCCGCAGATGGTGCTTAGCTTCCTGGCCTCGCAGCCAGGCTTTGAGGCGTGGTTCGAGGCAAACAAAAACAAGACGGTCGGCGAGCTCGTCGGCCAGATCGGCAAGTGATACCGCGCGAAAGCGCCTATCAAATTTCATTCCACCCAGAAAGGAGGGAAAACCATGGATAAGGATTATGGCTTCGGCGGATGGGGCATTGTCATCCTGATCGCGCTGTTCTTCCTGCTCTTCGCGGGCAGAGGCTTCGGCGGCAGCGGCGAGAGCTCCCCGGCGACCCAGGCCGACGTGCAGCGCGCGACGGACTTTGCAGCCCTCGAGCGCCAGAACAACGAGGGTGTCGCGGCAACGCGCCAGAGCGCATACGACGTCACCAGCGCCGTCAAGGACAACGCCTACAACATCCTCGGCGAGCTGCGCGACCTGCAGTCTGTCACGGAGGCGGGCTTTGCCGGCCAGCAGAAGTGCTGCTGCGAGATCCTGCGCGCGATCGACGGCGTCAACTACAACGCCAGCATCAACGCGTGCGAGATCAAGACGGCCATCCACGCCGAGGGCGAGGCGACCCGGACGCTCCTGCAGCAGCAGGAGAACCAGCGTCTGCGCGACGAGCTCGCGCAGAGCAGAGCCGCGAACAACGACTACATGCAGTCGCAGTACATCCTCGGCCAGCTGGGCCGGTACTACCAGAACCCGCCCTGCAATCCGTGCGGCTGCGGCGGCTGACGCGGACCCATCCTGATATAGCTATCCGGGGCATAATGCCCCTTCACATAAGCCCAAACGGAAGGAGTAATGAAAATGGCTTGTAATAACGGCAATGGAAATCGGGCGTATCAAAAATCCTGCGTCCGATATTTTAATAACGCGCCCCAACTGCTCGCGGCAGACAGCGAAAACGTGCTGACGCTGGCCGGGGCAAAGGTCGTCAATTCCGGTTCGTCCATCCAGGTCGAGCCGCAGAGCTACGACACGGTCAAGATCGGCCTGTATCATCTGGCCGCAGATGCGGTCATCGCGGCGACGGCAGCGGGCGTCCTGACCCTGCAGTGGTACATGGACGGCGTCGCGCTGCCCTGCACGCTCAAGCGCGTCACGCTGCCGGCATCCGGCAATGCGGAGATCCACACGGAGACGGATCTGGAGCTGTCCGGGTGCTGCTGCTGCGTCAATCATACATTCACGCTCGTGGCGAGGACCGACAGCACGGCAGCAGGCTCCGTGATCGAGCTTTGCACGGGGCTGCTCAAGCTCGCATGAGGTGCTATCATGCAGGCGTATAAAGACAAACTCCACGCCGCGCTGCGGGAGATCGCGGAGTGCCCGGTGTCCATGCGTACAGTCGAGCAGGCCGCAGCAGTCACAGATCTGCTGTGCCGGCTGGATAAGCTCGAGGACCACGACGAGCCGGAGACGGTCGAGTTTGACCGCGCGACCGCCATGCAGTGGGCGGCAGCCATGCGCAACGCCGACGGCACGACAGGCCCGCACTGGACGATGGAACAGACGACGGCCGTGGCCGAGAGCATGGGCATTCAGGCGCCCGTGGTCCCGCGCTGGGCGTGGGGCGTAACCATGAACATGATGTACTCGGACTACTACCCCGTCGCCGTAGAGTTCGGCCTCAACCGCCCGGAGTTCTACGCCGCGCTGGCCAAGGCGTTCCTGCTCGATAAGGACGGTCCGGGGCCGGAACAGAAGCTCATGGCGTATTATGAGCATATCGCAAGAAGCTGAGAACACAGAAAAGGGGCTGGACACAGAATAAACACAGTTTGCAAATTAACATTGAAAATACAGTGTTTTTTCAGAGTTCGAGTCTCTTCAGGTCCACCAAAGATAAAGACGCAGGAATTTAAATTCCTGCGTCTTATTTTTTATCTTTTTGGGTAGAATAGCAGTTAAAAGACGGATTATTTATGATTGAACAAAACCTTTTGCGAGAATTGCAAGGTAGCAAGACGTAGCATATCCTAGCACGAAAATACACGGGTATGAACACAGTGACCGACACAGTAAAAAAGTGCAATTAAAAGGCCGCGTCCATCTGGGCGGCGACTTTATCAATGCGGGTATCGAGGATGTCGGTGTAGATATCCATGGTGGTGGAGAGCTGCGCGTGGCCGAGGAATTTTTGAGCGAGTTTGAAGTCCACGCCGGCCTCGTAGAGCGCGGTCGCGTAGCCGTGGCGGATCTCGTGCGGGGAGACGGTGACGCCGGTGCGCTTGCGGTAGGCGTCAAATTGGTCGGTGACAAGCCAGCCGGGGAGCGGACTTTTTCCGCCGTCGTTGGAAAAGATATAGCCGTGCTTCTTTTGCGGGAGCGCAGCGGCCAACGCCGGGAGCAGCGGGACGGGGCGGATGCCGGCGGCAGTCTTCGGCTCCTTGATCTGGGGCGTCGGGCCGGTATGGTAGACGCTGCGGCGGATGTAGATCCGGCCCTTCTCCCGGTCGATATCCTCGTAACGAAGGCCCTCGGCCTCGCCGCGGCGGCAGCCGGTATAATAGATCAGGAAGGCAAACAGGCCGAAGTCGTCGTTCAGGTTGTCCTTGATCTTCTGGATCTGATCAGCGGGCGGCGCGTGGCGGCGCTTCTGCGGAAGGTTCTTTGGGAGAAGAACTGCCTGCGCAGCGTTAAAAGAGACGTAACCTTCGCGTTGAGCCTTATTCAGGATCTGTCGGATGATCTGGCGCTGGGTGATAACGGTCTTCTTTGCGTGGGTCTTGGCAAACTGGTTGATGTACGTCTCAATCTCTTTGCTTGTGATCGTGGCGACATCCTCCGGGCCAAACTGCGCGACGGCGCGCTCATAGGCAGGGGAATAATTGCGCAGGGAATTCGGCGCAAGCGTTGGCTCGATCTCGTTCCACCAGGCGTGGGCGACGTCGGAGAACGGGACGGTCTTTGGCTTCTCGGCTTCAGCGCGGTAAGCCTTGATCTTGTTCCAGACCTCGCGGTCTGTCTTGCCGCGAAACGCTTTGCGCTTGCCGTTGACTGTGATAATGGATTCATGCAGGCCGTCCGGCCTGACGTAGTATTTGGGAATTGGCATCGTAAAACCTCCAAGAATACCGCTCCGGCGCTGAGCCGGGGCGGTTTTATTCATGTGCGGATCCAGCCGATCGATGGGATGAGCGCGTCGGCCACAAGCGCAAGGGCACACAGCAAAAGAATACCCAAGAGGATGAGCGTCACGAGCCGGTGCATGTGCAGGGACTTCTGCTGCTGGGCAAACTGCGCACGAAGGGCCGCGTTCTCGGCGAGGAGTTTTTCAGCATCGGAAGGCTCGGCAGGCTCGGCAGGCGGGATGCCGAAATACTCATCCATAGAAACGCCCATCTCCCGGCAGATCGGGCCGACCGTGTAAACGGACGGATTTTTGATGTCGCCGCGAAAGAACTGGGAGACGGTGCCGACGGAAAGGTCGGTATTTTCGGCGACGTCCTGGTTTGTTTTGTGCGGAGTGATCGTCTGCTTCTGCTCACGGCATAAATCAGATAATTTTTCCTTCAAAACATGTCATTCCCCCCAAAAAAGCAAGACGTCTGACTGCAAAAAGCAACTGTCATATCTTTACAAGTCTACCGTGGACAGGCTACCCTAAAGTTACAGACGGCTCCCGGTCGCCTGCGCAAGCAAAAGCCCGCGCCGTTGTTCGGCCAGCGGCGCGGGCGACGCCTACCTATATCTTACAACTTTTGGGAGGCGCGAACAAGAGGCAAAGATTAACAAAAAATGAACGGGAATTTTGTGGAGAAATGGAGACGGGAATGGAAAAGACGATGGAACAGATCGAAAACATTTTAGAGCGGGCCACACTGGATCAGCTGAAAATCATCCTGCGATTCCTGCGGCACATCATAAAATAAGAGCCGGAACGGGAAACCGTTCCGGCGGTGTGCTATTCAGCAGGGAAAGAATTACAGCTAACGATCAAAAGCCCTTGGATCTGGCACTCCCCTGATCGTGGGGGGTCAATTCCAAAGGCTTGATTCGCAGCTTTCGCTGTGTCTATAGTATATGCCGCGGCGGACAAAATGTAAACCCGGAATGTTGCATGAAAAAATGCACAAAAATTTGAGGAAAATACAGAATTTTATAGAGCCGCGTTACTTCATGGACGAATCGTAGGGCATGTGTTTGGAACCGTCATCATATCCGTTGAAGTATCCGTGCCTATATGATTCCTCGTCCTTGCCGGATAGGCGCTTTACAAGAAGCGGTTCTATCCAGAATGTCAGAAGTAGTGTGGCAGGGAAAGCGAGCACAGAAAGAACAATTACTAGGATAGAAAGAAGATGACCGGAAATGGTCCAACCATTCGAGTCTCTGCACGCAAGAAAATGATTTAGTAGGGCAGCAACTACCCAAACGAGAAGGGATGCGCCGAGATACTCAAGCAAAAAGCTAAAATCCAAAATACCACCCTCTTCCAAGATACAGAAAATCCCGGGAACGGTCAAGCGTTCCCGGGATTTTTTGTGTCTTTTGACGAAGGTTTTTTTTGTAATTCCTCAACGAAGGATTCGATTGCTGCCCATTTTTCCGGCGGCAGCGCCATCAGAAGAGAGATAAAGCGCTTGCGGAAGGAATCGTCGGCGTCGGACATGATATCCGTGACCAGCAGGCCAAGCTCTTCATTCGCGCTGCGCTGGACGTACATTTCTCCGACACCGTCCTCCAACCAGGCCAGAGACACGTTGAATTCCCGGCAGATGTCGGAGATTGTGCGGTCACTGGGGGTGCGCTCTCCCTTCTCAATCATCCATATATAATTCTGAGATAAGCTTATTTTTGCGCCAAATTCAGCCTGAGAAAGTTTCAGAGAGTTTCGAAGCTGGCGGATGCGTTCGTTCATGGTATCACCTCCATGCCGACATCATACAACTATAATCTAACTCTGTCAATAAAAATTTGCGAAAAAGCGAAAAAAGATATTGACAAAAGCTAACTATGGTGTTACGCTGTACTCACAAGTTAGATATTTGGCAAAGCGAGGTGAGATCAAAACTCGGACGAGAAAAAGAAAACGCACGCATGGAACCATCATACGTGCATTTCCCTCCGAGTTTTTTTACCAGAACGCGCTGCACCGCCAGGCCCCGCATTCTTTGTGCGGTGATACAGCCCATTTTTTATACAGGGTATGATCCTGTGTGGCTGTACCGGCGTCGGCAATGACAGGCATGAATGGTTCTCATGCTTCTGTGGCGCGCCGCTTCACTTTGGCAGTCCCGGCTCTGCCCCTTGCCCTATCGCATGACGCCGGGGATCCGGTCTGGAACGGGCAAGGTCAAAAGTTTGGTCAAGAGACCACCTCCTTTGAGATTGCCGCAACGGGCATACAGACAGAATATCAGACTGCCAAAGTGAAGTCAACAAAATTAACAGAAGGAGACCAAGTGAAATGCCGGAGGAATGGACAGGCAGACTTATCGGAGATATGCACAACGCAGGCGTCAGCCGGGCGGAGGTCGCTAGAGAACTGGGCGTATCGACCGCATATGTGACGATGGTGCTGAATGGGATACGGACGCCGAAGGGTGCGGAAGAAAAGCTGCGCGCGGCGTTTGAGCGGGTAAAAGAAGCGAGGTGAGATCAATGTCAGAGGAGCAGAAGCAGCAGGCCGAGAAGATCTCGGCGGAAATCAACAAGCTTACGCCGGAAATGCGTGAGAAGGCGCTGATCTTTATGCAGGGCATGGCTGCCATGGTGCAGCCGAAGAGCGAGAAGAAGGAGGCGTGAGGGGATGCCGAGAGAGCTGGAAGGATACCGGCCGCAGCTGGAGCTGCTGACGGATATGTTTCCGGGCCGGGCGGCCATCGGGATCACGGAATGCCAGGCGGCGCTGGGGATCGACCGGCGGACGCTGCTGGCAGACCGGCGGTTCCCGGCCCGGCACATCGGGAACAAGTACACGGTGTCGCTCACGGAGCTGGCACGGTGGATGGTGCAGAGATAGGAGGCTGAGCCATGGCGAAGGTAAAGACCTACACCCTGACGCTGGACGCGCAGGAGCTGCATGACCTGATCGAGGCGGCGATGGTGTGTGAGTGCCAGGCGGCGCAGATCATCGGCGGGCTGAAGCGCAAAGGGCTTGACCTGGACGCGCAGAAGCTCGTGACACAAAACGCCCGTCTGGCGCGGCTCGTCAGGCGGATGCAGGAAGCGAAGGAGGATAAACGGAATGCGGAAACTGATTCTCAGCGGAGACGATTGGTTTGAGCTGAAGCACACGCTGGAGCTGCTTGTGATCATGGTAAACAACAGGGCGAATGAGCACGAGAACATGGCTGCACACGCGCAAGTGGCGGAATTGTCTGAACGGCATGCAAACCTCGCAAAACGCGACAGGGAAAGGACGGAAAACTACAAGCGGCTTATGGCGCTGGTAGAATCGGCAGAACGCCTGCCGGAGACGAAGGAGGACGCAGAATGAGAACTAACCTTGCAGAGCGGCTCGGGTATGAGCCGGAGGAAGAGACCAGGGAGCGGCAGGAGCGACTGCTGGAGGAGCTGCGGTACCGGGAGGCCATGCGGCGGGTGGCAAAAACCTGCTGCGTGTGGCTGGGCGGCGCGGCCTTTGTGCTGGCGGTGATCGCCGGGTACGCAGAGATGACCGACGCCTGCGTCGCGACCGGCGCGATCGCGCTGGGCCTGACGACCTACGGGATCCTGTGATGGACGAATTGAAGATCCCGGTCGAGCTCCGGCCGGATCAGCTGGACGATATCGTCGACGCGGTCCTCGCCTTTGCCGATGACTGTGCCAATGACCGGGAGATCCTGCAGAGCATGCCGCGCGTCGACCGGGATACGGTCGAAGACCTGCTGCAGCGCGAGTCGGCGCTGCAAACGCTCGCGGCATGGCTGCAGCACGTACAGGAGGAAGCGAAGTGGATTACTTTGCGCCGCGCATGCGGCCCATCCCGCAGCCCTGCGGCCGGAACTGCCCGGACCGAAGCGGCACATGCCGCGCCGGGTGCTGCACCTGGACGCTCTACGAGAGCATCCGGAACCACATCTATGATGTTAACCACCGCGACAGGGACAGCTTGCAGCCCGATCTTGCAGCGGGAAAGCAGATGGTCCATGCCGACAACCAGATAAGGAGGCGCAAACACATTGCGAAATAGCATTGACTACCCCGGCGAGCGGGCACCGCGGCGCCCCGCCGTGATCGCACAGGCCGGATACACCGGACAGAACCACTTTTCCGTGACCTACGGCGACCAGAAAGTGACCGTCCGCGCCGAGGACGGTTATGCGGCCCTTTTCACCGCAGCCAAACACTGGGGCTATAAATTCACCCGCCCGGAGTACCATCAGAACGCCCGCGCGACCAAGCTCCACTACACGCCGGACACCCGGCCGGGGGCGGTGGTATGAGGTTCGTGTGTGACGCCTGCCAGGATATCACGAACATCGAGGCCGACCGGATGGAGATCCAGGGCGACAAGCTGATGGTGTACAGCCGCGGTGCCATGCTGGAATGGGCGTGGTGCCAGTACGTTGGGAAACAGACCTGTTTCGACCTGGCGGCGTTCGGAGGTGCAAAAACGGAATGAAATGGCATATTGCAAGCGTCAGCTGGGGCAAGGACAGCCTGGCCATGCTCCTAACGCTGATTGCCAAGGGCTACCCGCTGAACGAGGTGGTTTTCTACGACACCGGAATGGAGTTCGAGGCGATTTACCACACGCGGGATCAAATGCTGCACCGCCTGGAGCAGTTGGGGATCAAGTACACCAGACTGGAGCCGGAAAACCCGTTCCTGTTCGATATGCTGGAAAGGCCGGTTTGCAGTAAGCAGAAAGGCACACACCAAGGTTATGGCTGGTGTGGCGGCCTCTGCCGCTGGGGAACCACGGGGAAGCTGAAAGCCATAGACAGGTACGCGGAGGCGCGGGACGCTATGGTTTACGTTGGCATAGCTGCCGACGAAACGCCGCGCCTGGAAAAAGAACGGAAGCCGTATAAGCTGCACCCGCTGGCGGAGTGGGGTATGCCGGAAGCAGACGCCCTGGCATATTGCTATGAAAACGGGTTTTCGTGGCTGGAGGGCACGATCCGCCTTTATGACGTGCTGGACCGTGTTTCGTGCTGGTGCTGCTGTAACAAGAACCTGCGGGAACTGCGGAATATGTATATTTACCTGCCGGAATACTGGGAGCGCCTGAAAGACCTGCAACGGAAAATAGACAGGCCAATGAAAGGCTATTACAAAGGCAAGCCGCGCGGCGTGTTTGAACTGGAACAACGGTTCCGAGCAGAATTGGAACAGGAGGCAAGAGCATGAGTAAAGCTGTTTTGATCAGCATTCGCCCGGAGTGGTGTGAGAAGATCATCAACGGGCGGAAGACCATTGAGGTGCGCAAGACGCGCCCGAGGATGGATACGCCGTTTAAGTGCTACATCTACAAATGCGGAAACGGCAAAGTCATCGGGGAATTTCTGTGCGATCAGATCATCAACATTAACGGCGCGGGAAGGATCCCGTCGGATGCTGCGCGGCCAACCTGCCTAGAGCCTGCGGAGCTGCACCAGTATCTCGGAGCTGCCACCGGCTTCGGCTGGCACATATCTAATCTCAAGATTTACGACACCCCGCGCGAATTGGACGACTTCAGACGGGCATGCAAAAATGACTGGTGGTGTGAGAGCTGCGCTATGCACCGAGAGCATAACGGGACCTGCGGCAATGGTAGCTTGCAGATTCGACGCCCGCCTCAGAGCTGGTGCTATGTGGGGGAGCAGACATGGAACGACTGACAAATAAACGCGAAGCTGACGCGCAGCGAGAAGAGTACGAGCGCCGCCTTGCAAACGGGTATCCTCGGAATATCCCAGAGGAGCGGTTTCTGCGCCTTGCGGCCTATGAGGACATCGGCCTGACACCAGAGGAAATCAAGGCTCCATTTACGGAGGACACGATGATAAATCTGGCAGCGCAGGCGCTGGGCGTGGAGCCTAGCCGCCTCCGCGAGCTTGCCGAGGCCGACAAGGACGGGCGCGTGGTCGTGCTGCCGTGCAGGCAGGGAGATGAACTGTGGACATACTGCAATCACCTGGTTAAGCGGGTATATAGTTTTACCGTATCGGACGTGAGCACGCTGAACGGGCGGACTGTGCTGAAGACGCTAGGTCTCGGGACGATCAGACCAGAGGACATCGGCAAAACCGTATTTTTGAGCCGCGAAGAAGCCGAGAAGGATTTGCAGGAAATGGAGGGCAAGAAGGATGGCTGATTATATCCGGCGCGAGGATGCGCTATTTGCGTTACGGAAAGCAGAACGCGGTGGAAGCATGACGGCACTAACACGGTTGGAACGCGCATATGCCGAAATTCGGGAAATGCCCGCCGCCGACGTTGCGGAGGTGGTGCGGTGTGCAAGCTGTAAATATGTGAGGCCAACCGTTAATGCTCACACCGGGGAGCAGGTAGGAATCTGGTGCTGTCTACATGACATCCTCAACGTCGGCCCGGATGACTATTGCAGTCGGGGCGAGAAGAAGGGCGCGACTGAATGAGCGGACTGCGGTTTGAGAGCATGGCGGACATGCCGCCGAGGATGCGGGAGCTGTAGGCCAGGCAGCAGATCGACCTCTCAGGCGCTGCGGCGCCAGCTCCCCTTCACAAGGGGAGCCATGAGAAGACGAAGTATGGCAGCCGGAAGGATACGCGCGGAGAGCTGCGCTTCGACAGCCAGAAGGAGGCGCGGCGGTATGACGAGCTGATGGTGATGCTTCGGGCCGGGATCATCTCCGATCTGCGCCTGCAGCCGCAGTTCACCTTGCAGGAGAGCTACATCACCGAGGCCGGCGAGCGCATCCGCGCAGTGCGGTACACGGCGGACTTTTCGTACAAATTCGGCGGCAAGCTCGTCGTCGAAGATGTGAAGTCCAAGCCGACGCGGACAAAGGAGTATCTGCGCAACCGCAAATTCATGCGGTCAAAATTTGGGATCGACATACAGGAGATTTAAACATGCCGGAAGAAAAAAACGAGAGCAGCCCGCGCGAGGCATGCGGGCTGCCGAAGCAGGGAAATGCCTGTCCGTATGCAAAGCTCGCGCCGGATCTTTGCGCACGGTGCGGCTGGAGCCCGGATGAGCACGCGCGGCGGCAGGCGCTGCCGCTGACCGAGAACGCCGACGGGCTGCGGCACAAGGATATCAGTCAGCCCGAGGACTAAGACCAGCAATCAGCCGGGGAACCATATTTTTTCGGACTTTGGCCGCGGCCGCTCCGCCATGAGACGGCTGCGGGAGGATCACCCCGGCTCTGCACCCGGCCCGCGAAACCTCAAGCCCGCGGGCCGGGGATAAAAAGCGCGTGTGGAACGTGCGCGCGGATGGAAACCGTCAACGTTACCCCACGCCGGGTGTCGGGATCGCCCGGCGGCATCGTGTTACCTCCTTATGGAAAGCTGCCTGAGCAGACAAGGGCAGCTCGTCTGCGGCGACAGGGGGACGCGCAGGCGCAGGCGGTGCAAGTCCGCCCTGCATAGGGGCCGGGAGACCGGCCCCTGACGAAAGGAGAATGGAAATGTCGCACGTAGTCGACCTGACGGGCACGGATTTTGGATATTTGCATGTCATCGGGCGGGATACCAGCAAAAAAGGAGACACGGCACACTGGATCTGCCGGTGTAAATGCGGGACCGTCTGCAGCAAGGACGGCAGATACCTCCGGAACGGGCATGCAAAAAGCTGCGGCTGCTTCCGGAAAGAACGCGCGGCCACGCTCGTCACCAAGAAGGATCCAGCCAAAAAGCCAAAAGCCGAACCGAAGAAGAAAAAATTCGGCCGCGGCCCGCAGCGGGCAGGCTCCGGGATCTGCTACAACGCCTTCTGCCCGACGCGCAACAACTACCGCGGCGCCTGGAGCTGCACCGAATGCCGCTTCTGCCCGGAACGCAAATTTGCCCGCCAGTCGAGGCGGGGAGTACTTACAATTTGAAGGGAGAATCGCAATGGGAAAGATCATGGAGCTGTTTTATGGCGAGCTCGGCGGATTCCAGACATCCATGGAGGATGACGGATGGTCCGTCGAATTCCGGGATGAGAAATATCCGCCGCGCGTCACCATGGACCAGCTGACGCCTCCGCTGTTTGAGATAACGGAAGATGGCCCGCAGAAATACGAGCCTGCCTGCATCCAGGTCATCGGCACGCCGGACCTGCGCGTCGTAACCACAGGCAAACTGCAGATCGGGAAGAAGGATCTCAACAAGTACATCAACACCGCCCAGAAGCTCCTGCAGCTCTACCTGCACGGATTTATGCAAGAGCGCAAGGAAATGGAGGCGGCGCAGAATGACTGAAACAGCGAAAATCTATCGAGCCGCAATCGAGGTATTCGGCGGCGATATGCAGGTCGCTGTAGCCATCGAAGAGATGGCAGAGCTGACAAAGGAGCTGTGCAAGGCGCAGCGGGTGACGTTTGCAGCTCGGGGCGGCCTCGGGGATGGATTGATCGACAACCACGACGAGATCGCCGAGGAGATCGCGGACGTGCAGATCGCGCTGGAAGAAATGATGCTGCTGTTCGGTGTTCCGGTGGAAGTGCAGATAGCCAGAAGGCAAAAGCTTGCTCGTCTGGAAATGCGGATCGAGAAGGCTAGAGAGGAACGCGGGGACAATCGTGAGCATACCGCACATTGGGAAGACCCGGGCCAGAAGCGGGATCTGTGGTATGCAAAGCTGAATGGGCCGGGGCCAGATCCCAAAGGAGCGCGCGGTGCGTGGGGGCACTGCCCAAAATGCGGGGCATCAGATTGCGAATGGGACGCTGAGACAGACGTATGCACATGCAAGGCATGCGGATACACGAACTGACCGTTGAAACTGTGGCCGGAATTTCCGGCCACGCTTTGAGCGGGCAGATAGCCCGAAGCCTATGGGCACAGAAAGGAGAACAAAAATGCAAAAGTACATCGGAACAAAAATGGTAGAGGCGGAGAAAACAGAAAATGGATACCGAGTGCGGTATGAGGACGGGTATGAAAGCTTTAGCCCAGCAGATGTGTTTGAAAAGGCGTACATGCCGCTTTTGGCGAACGGATGCTTGAAAACAGAGAAACCGAGCATCAGCCAGAGGATGGTTGATGATTTCATCGCATTCCATGAGGTGAAAAAGCTCGGAGGAAAAACGACCATCGTAAGGGCTGTTCTTAGAAATGGCTTTGAAATCGTTGAAAGTTCGAGCTGCGTGAGCGCCGAGAACTACGACGAGATGATGGGCGAAGCTATCTGCATGGGCAAAGTGAAAGACAAAGTGTGGATGTTGCTCGGGTTCTTGTTGCAGACGGCAGTAAATGGTACCTACGGCGCCGCGACATGTCCGGATGATCGTTGAACGCATGGCCGGAATATCCGGCCACGCTTTGAGCGGGCAGATGGCCATGTAGGGGCGGACGGCTCTGTCCGCCTGGGAGAAAGAGGTGTGGATGATGGCAAAGAGACACAAGCGCCGCATGTTTACAGGGGCGGTATGTACGCAGATCGTGTATACCGTGTCCGACGGTGCGGACAAAAAGACCAGCAAGCCGCGAAAGCCGCGCTTCCAGACGCAGGCGGAGCGCGATGAATTCAACAGCAAGCAATCGCTGGATCGGCTCGTTGCGCTGATGAACGCCAATTTCTCTCCAACAAGCCTGTATTCCACCCTGACATTGGATACAGAAAACGAGGTACATACCGCAGAGGAAATGCGCAGAGTGCGCGACAACCTTGTGCGCCGCATGCAGTATCACTATCCGGAGGCCAAAATCGTTGCTTTCTACGGAAGAGGAAAAACAACCAATCGCTTCCATTTGCACCTGGTAACAGAGGGGATCCCGGAAGAGGCCATCGGCGGGCTTTGGGGGCTCGGCAGCGTGATCGAGGTTCGGCACCTGCGAAAGCACAACTATTATATAGACGAGCAGGGAAACAAGGTCGACCACGGCCAGGACTACACAGCACTGGCCAGTTACCTGCATGCGCACTGGAGAAAAGAATTCGGCGGCCACCGGTACAAGGCGACGCGAAATTGTATCCGCCCAGAGCCGGAACCTGCGACCGAGGCCGTGCGCGAGTACAGCCCCAAGCATCCGCCCGTCGCCCCGCGAGGTTACATCCTCGTAGAGGCCCGGACGACAAAGTACGGGTATCAATATTATAAGTATGTAGTCGACCCAAGATCAGAGCACAAGCGGAACGGGAGCCGCTTAAATTAAACCTTGTATATGCGTAAGGTTTTAAAACGAAAGGGTGATAGGGACGAGCGACTACTGGCACAGGGAGTATATCTGCCCATTCTGGCAGGCAGCCGGGAAAAAGACGATCCGCTGCGAGGGAGAATGCGTGCTCGCATTTCCTGAGCGGCGGGAGACGTCAGACTACATCACGCGATACTGCGCCAGCTTTGACTACGTGCGGTGCAGCATCGCGGCGGCGAAGCTCCGATACTACGAAAGAACAGAATGAGAGCCGAAGCGCATGCGGAACGCCGTATGCGCTCATTCTGCGTGCGTGGGGTGAAAAGATTTTCCGGATACGCTATGCTGAAAAGCAGAAGGGAGGCGTGAGCCATGGCGAGGAAACCGAAGTATGAATCCGTGGAGCAGATCGAAGGGCTGATCGAGGCGTATTTTGAGAGCTGCAAGGGAGAGATCCTGCGGGATAAGGACGGGGACATCGTTTTCAACCAGAAAGATGGGACTCCGGTCTGGGTGGGGCGGAAGCCGCCGACGATACCGGGGCTTGCGCTGGCGCTGGGATTTTCCAGCAGGCAGAGCCTGTACAACTACAAGGCCAGGAAAGAATTTATGGACACGATTTCGCGCGCGCAGACGCGCGTGGAACAATATACGGCCGAAAGACTGTTCGACCGGGACTCTCAGCGGGGGGCACAGTTCGCGCTGGAGTATGGGTTCCGATATCGAAGAGACGCCGGGGACGAAAAGCAGGATCAGACGCCGCGTGTGCTGCTGGAATGTGACGCGGAGGACGCGAGCGAATGAGAACGCTGGATCTCGGGCGGGCGCAGCCGAAGCAGACACTCTTCCTCAAGGACAAACACCGGCACATCGCCTATGGCGGCGCGCGCGGCGGCGGAAAGAGCTGGGCCGTGCGGACAAAGTCGAAGCTGCTGGCGTTCCGGTATCCGGGCATTAAGATCCTGATTGTCCGGAAAACCTACAAAGAACTGCAGAATAACCACATCGAGCAGCTGACAGCGGAGCTGGCCGGGTTCGCAAAATACAACCGGTCGGACAAAATGTTTCGCTTCCCGAACGGGTCGACGATCTCTTTCGGATACTGCGCAAACGAAGGGGACCTGGGGCAGTATCAGGGCGCGGAATATGACGTGGTGTTCATCGACGAGGCCGGACAGCTGCAGGAAAGCTGGATCCGCAAGATAAATCTCTGCGTGCGCGGAACAAATGGATTTCCAAAGCGGACGTATTACACGCTGAACCCCGGCGGTCCGGGGCATGCATACTTCAAGCGTGTCTTCGTCGATCGGAATTTCAATCCCGATGAAGACCCGGATGACTATTTCTTCATTCAGGCAAAGGTGGAGGACAACAAGGCCCTCATGGATACGCAGCCTGCCTACCTACGCGAGCTGGAGAATCTGCCGCCGACGCTGCGGGCAGCGTGGAAGGATGGCCGCTGGGATGTCTATGAGGGACAGTTCTTCGAGGACTTCCGGGACGTGCCGGAGCATTACAAGGACCGGCGCTGGACGCATGTCATCGAGCCGTTTGAGATTCCGGACGGATGGACGATCTGCCGGAGCTACGACTTTGGCTATGGAAAGCCGTTTTCCTGCGCATGGTGGGCGGTCGACTATGACGGGACGATCTACCGGATCATGGAGCTGTACGGCTGCACGCGGACGCCGAACGAGGGCGTAAAGTGGACACCGGACAAACAGTTTGAAGAGATCCACAAAACGGAGATGCAGCACCCGTGGCTCAAGGGGAAAACCATCATCGGCGTGGCGGACCCCGCGATCTGGGATGCGTCGCGCGGAGAATCGGTCGCAGACACGGCTGCGCGGTACGGCGTATTTTTTACGCCTGGCGACAATGAACGCATTGCAGGTTGGATGCAGTGCCACTACCGGCTGCAGTTTGACGAGGACGGATATCCGCGGATGTATGTCTTCAACACCTGCAGGGCGTTCATCCGGACGATCCCGACGCTGATTTATGACGAGCATCGGGCAGAAGATCTGGATACGAAGATGGAAGACCACGTCGCGGACGAATGGAGATATTTCTGCATGTCGCGGCCGATCAAGCCGATCCGCGCGGTGAAAGAGCAGCGGATCCTTTTTGATCCGCTGGACATGATGAAACGGAGGTAAGGCCATGCTGGCACCACAACTGACGGAGACTGAGAAGCAGACCATGATGACGGAGGTCTTTCTTGGATACAACCACAACCTCGAGCTGGCGGACGGGGAGTTTTACGACATGGAGAATCTGTCGGCGGATGCGTATCCGCTGCTCGCGCCGCGGCCAAGGAGAGGGACGGCGCAGGCGATCGAGGGTGTGCAGGGGATTCTGGCGAAGGATGCGCTGTGCTGGGTGCAGAACCAGGTGCTTTATATCAACGGCGCTTCGATGGAGGCGTATATGCCGTCCGTGTCGATCTCGGAGGGGGAAAAGCAGCTCATCTCCATGGGCGCGTACCTGTGCATCTTCCCGGACGGGATCTACTTCAACACCGAGAAGTATTCCGACAACGGATACATGGGACAGGAGAACACCGTCAACGCGGCAAGCACGAACATTGACATTTCCCTGTGTCTCGTCGACGGGACGGCGCTGACGGTGAGCTATAAGCAAGCCAGCCAGCCGGAAAACCCGACGAATGGCCAGTACTGGCTGGACACGTCCGGCAAGCTCCACACGCTCAAGCAGTGGGCGGAGGCGACGAGCCAGTGGGTATCCGTGCCGACGGTGTATCTGAAGCTTTCCGCGAACGGCATCGGGAAGGGCTTTCAGCAATACGACGGAATCCGGCTTTCGGGGCTGACCGGGAACGAGCAGGTCGAAAAGCTCAACGGCAGCCAGATCCTCTACGATGTGGGCGAGAGCTATATCGTGATCGTGGGCCTCGTCGACGAGACGACGAAGGTGACGAGCGGGACCGTGAAGACGGCGCGGAAGGTCCCAAGCATGGACTTCATCACCGAGAGCGGGAACCGGCTGTGGGGGTGCAAATACGGCGTGACGGACGGTGAGACCGTCAATGAGATCTACTGCTGCAAGCTGGGTGATTTTAAGAACTGGGAGTGCTATCAGGGCGTGTCGACGGATTCATGGCGCGCGAGCTGCGGCACGGACGGGAAGTGGACCGGCGCGGCAACGCTGGCCGACAGTCCGATTTTCTTCAAGGAGGACTGCTTCCACCGGGTGTATCCGTCGGCGACGGGGGCGCATCAGGTGGTCGTGCAGAAATGCGCGGGCGTGCAGAATGGGTCGAGCAAGAGCCTGGTCGTGGTGGATGACCGGCTGTATTACAAATCGCGGATGGGCGTTTGCGTGTACGACGGGAGTCTGCCGAGCGAGATCGGCAGCTGCTTCGGCACGGCGCTTTACTACAACGCCGTGGCGGGCGGCGCCAGAGGAAAGTATTTCATCAGCATGGAGGATGAAGGCCATAACTGGTCGCTGTTCGTCTACGACACCCGCAAGGGGTTATGGCACAGGGAGGACGATACCCACGCAGAGGACTTCGCGCGGGTGGACGATGAGCTGTATTTCCTTGAGGACGGGACACTCAAAACCGTGTACGGCAGCGTCGGGACGCTGGAAGGCCAGGTAGGCTGGATGGCGGAAACGGGGATCATGACGTATGGACTCGTCGGGAAGAAATATGTCTCGCGCATCAATCTGCGCATGCAGCTGCCGAAGGGGTCGAGCGTCGATTTCTGGGTGCAGTATGATTCAGACGGCGTGTGGCGGCACTGCGGGCACATTGAAGGCCGGGGGCTGCGGACGTTCCTGCTGCCGATCCGGCCCGCGCGGTGCGACCACCTGAAGTTCCGGCTGACGGGAAAGGGCGAGATGAAGCTGTTCAGTCTGGCGCGGGTTTTAGAGGCAGGGAGTGACGCATAATGGGATCTTTAACACTTGCATACCCGTCGATCGCGGGGAAGACGACGCAGGAGCAGCTGGAGAGCATGCGGCGGTATCTGTGCAGCGTGACGGAGCAGCTGAATCTGGCGGACTGGTCGGCGAAGGCGACGCTGACGGAGATCTCGCAGGCCATCGACGCGGACAGCCTCTCCGAGGCGGAGAAGAAAACGACGCTCTCCGGCTATGGAGCGCTGAAAGCGCTCATCATCAAGACGGCGGACTTCGCCGCGGCGAACTCGGAGACGTGGTCGACGAAGCTGTCCGGCAGCTATGTCGCCATCTCGGACTTCGGCAAGTATCTCGAGAAGACACAGCTGACGATCGATGGAAACTCCGTCGGCATCAAACAGCTGTATGACTACACGGCGGGCGTCAACAACCAGTTTTCCGTCAATTCGCAGCAGTATATCAAGACGGGGCTGCTCTACTACAAGGACGCCGTGCCGGTCTACGGCGTGGGCGTGGGGAACATCGAGACGACGGTGACGGACGGCGGCGAACGGGTCATCGACCAGACGAAGAACGAGCTGGTGACGGTGACGCCGGACCGGGTGAGCTTCTGGCAGGACGGGCAGGAGGTCGCGTATTTAAGCGACAAGAAGCTGCATTTCCCATCCGGGACGCTGGAGGCGGCGGGGGCGGTGCTGTCGGGGAAGATCACGGCGGCGGCCGACTCGACGTTCGGGCCGTGGACGATCTCGGAAAGCAGCATTTACCGCACAGCCAATGAATTTGGAGGCAGCGCGAGCATGTACTTCGGCACGAGCGGGCTTTCCATCAAGGACAAATTCAAGGTCGACGCGAACGGCAAGCTGACGTGCACGGGGGCGGAGATCGGCGGAACGATCAACGCGACGGATCTGAAGCTCGATGGTACGAGCATACAGACGAAGCTCAAGCAGATCATGGATGAGATCAACATCATCAGCAACGGTCTTGAGATCGCGGGCACAAACTTCTCGAACGGCACGATCGGAGGAGCGGAGGGAAGTCTGCAGTTTACGTCCTCCAGCTCGGCGGCCTATGCGGTCGACCTGTCGGGGCCGGCGGTGCGTGTGCGGTCGACGAGCGGTGATGTGTATCTGCAGAACGCGGCGGGGACGGCCAGCATGCAGATAAAATCGGACGGGAGTATCCGGTTTATCGCTTCCGGCGGCGTAAGCGGCATTACGCCGGTGTTCGGATAAGGGGGCTGGCTGAATGGCAACGCTGTCCGGCGCATCGGGTACGCCGACGAGCATCACGCTGACGGTATCCGGCATGTCGTCAACGACGAAGTACAAACGGAAATATGAATATATCCTTGCGGGACAGGTCATGGCGACGGTGACGGACTCGACTGCGGGCACGACAACGGCCCACCGGGTCATTACTGGTCTGACACCGGACACGCTGTATATCTGCCGCGTGCGGATCTACAACAGCAACACGGGGACGCTTGTCGCCGAGACAAACTCCATCAGCGTGCGGACGCTGGCACAGTCGACCTCGCAGGCGACGGTCAGCATTCTCAACTTCCTGGATAACCTGACGCAGCTGGCGAGCGGGTCCTTCAAAGGCGATATCGGAGATACGTTTTACATTTCGGCCGCGGGCACGCAGTATCAGACGTACTCGCAGCAGTATCATTTCCTGTACTTCCGGCTCTCGTCGCAGAACTACAACACGGAGCATGGAGCGAACTACCCGATCCCCATCCAGGAAGGGCAGACAGTCAAGGTCTACTACCAGAGCAAGACCACGACGATTCCGATCTACAACTACCTGGACGGGCAGCACACGCTGTCAGACGGGTCCGTCTCCGGAACGATCGGCAATTCGTTCTTCCTGTCCATGTCCGGCACGCAGTACCAGACGTATTCGCAGGAGTATGAATTCCAGTATTTCAGGCTCGCGTCGGAAGGGTATGCGACAAATCACGCGGCGACGGAGACGATCCCCATTACGAGCGGGCAGGCCGTGCGCGTGTACTACAAGACGAAGATCACGGCAGTTGCGCCGGTTATCAGCGGGGTCACGCTGACGAAGAACACGGCGACGGTCACGTGGGACAAAAACGGCGGCGGGTACGGAAGCTGGACGCTCTACTGGGGAAAGACGAGCTATACGGCGATCGGATCGCAGTCGATCGGCAGCTCACCGGTGACGGTCTCGGGGCTGGACCCGGGCACGACGTATTATTTCTGGATCGTCAACAAGGCCGGGACGGATTCGAAGACATCCAACACCGTATCCGGCGAGACGAAGGCACAGATCGCGGCCTTCGCGTGGACGAGCGACGATGCGTCGTATATCGCGGCGGGGAAGGCCGTGACATACCTGACGGCGGCGAGCTGGAACCGGCTGACGGCGAAGATCAACGAGGTCCGGGCCGCCAGAGGCTACGGGAGCATTTCCTTCACGACGGCCTACGCCGGGCAGACGATCACGGCGGCCATCTACAACGAGGCGGCAAACGCCATCGGGAATCTGGCAGGCGCGGGAAGCGTCAGCACGGTATCGGCAGAGACGAAGCTGGAAGCGACGTACTTTGCAAACAGCTATTCTGCGCTCAAGGAAGCGCTCAACCGGGCAATCAGCAGTTATAACGGATAGGAGGAGCTATGAATATCACAAAAGCAGTGGTGCAGCTGCGGGGGCGGCTGATCGAGGCCATCAACGAGGCGGGGCTGCCGCCGGTCATCGTGGGCTTTGTGCTGGACGGGATCCAGAACGAAGTGGAGAGGCTCACGGCGGAAGACCTGCGGAAGGAGGAAGCGGACAATGCAGACAGAGCAGATGCAGACGACCATGCAGAATGACACGGCGAGCGGGCCGACGGCGCGAAAGGCCATCGGCGAAGAGCAGGCCAGAAAGGCCATGGACACGCTGCAGAAATACCGGCAGGGCAAGAGCGCGCTGGAGGCGCGGGTCATTGCGTCGGAGGACTGGTGGCGCATGCGCAGCTGGCAGCGGATCCAAAAAGGGAACCCGGAGGATGACAAGTGGACGTCGGCGTGGCTCTTCAACGTCATCATGGGCAAGCACGCGGACGCGATCGCAGCCTATCCGGCCCCGGCCATCCGCCCGCGGGAACCGGACGACCGGGAGGAGGCGGCGAAGCTTTCCTCGGTGCTGCCGGTCATTCTGGAACAGAACGACTTCGAAGAGGTCTATTCGGACAGCCAGTGGACGAAGCTCAAGCAGGGCACGCTCATCTGGCACGTGAAGTGGGATTCTTCGAAGCTGAACGGCCTCGGGGATATCTCGGTGCAGCCGGTGGATATTCTGTCTTTCTTCTGGGAGCCGGGCGTCCGGGATCTGCAGAAGTCGAAGAACATCTTCCTGACGGAGATGGTGGACAACGATCTGCTGGTCGAGAAGTACCCGGAGCTGCGGGGAAAGCTCAACTCCAATCCGCAGATCCAGCAGAAGTACAACACGGACGACGTCATCAATTTTGACAACAAGTCGATGGTGGTGGACTGGTATTACAAGAAATATCAGAACGGCCGGCAGGTGCTGCACTTCGCGAAGCTGGTGGGCGACACCATCCTGCAGGCGACGGAGAACGACACAGAGCAGCGGTATGACACGATGACAATGCCGGACGGCAGCATCGTGCAGCAGCCGGTCGGAAAGCCCATGGCGGAGACGGGCCTGTATGACGACGGGGAATACCCGTTTGTGGTCGACGCGCTGTTCCCGGTGGAGGGGAGCATAGCGGGATACGGCTATATCGACATCGGCAAGTCGACGCAGGAGCAGATCGACCGGATGAACCAGGCGATCGTGAAGAACGCAATCATGACGACGACGCCAAGGTGGTTCAAGCGGTCGGACGGGTCGGTCAATGAGCAGGAATTCGCGGACTGGACGAAGCCGTTTGTACATGTGGACGGGAATCTGGGGCAGGACAGTCTGGTTCCGATCCAGGTGAACATGCTCAACAGCAATTACATTGCGATCTTGCAGAACAAAATTGAGGAGCTCAAGTGGACGACGGGAAACACGGACGTCAACAACGGCGCGACGAGCTCCGGCGTGACGGCGGCCTCGGCCATTGCAGCGCTGCAGGAAGCGTCCGGCCGGAGCAGCAAGGACTCCACAAAGTCGGCTTACCGGGCCTACGCACGGATGATCCGGATGGTCATTGAGCGGATCCGGCAGTTCTATGATCTGCCGCGGCAGTTCCGGATCATCGGGCAGCGCGGGGCAGAGCAGTTCGTACAGTACAGCAATCAGGGGCTGCAGCCACAGACGCTCTACGGCGCAAACGGGCAGCCGGACGGGCTGCGGAAACCGGTCTTCGACATTGAGGTCTCGGCGCAGAAGGCGAGCGAGTACACGTCCATGGCGCAGAACGAGCTGGCGCTGCAGTTCTTCCAGCTGGGGTTCTTCAACCCACAGATGGTGGACCAGACGCTTGCAACGCTCGACATGATGGACTTTGACGGGAAGGACTCAATCATCCAGAAGGTCCAGGAGAACGCGGACCTGCAGCAGCGGCTGGTCGAGTGGCAGCAGCTGGCGCTCGCACTGGCGGACCGGTACGATCCGGTCATGGGTGAGGGACTGGCGCAGCAGATCCTGCAGGAGGGCGGACAGGCAGTCCCGCAGGCGAGCACCGCGGCAGCGGAGAAGCCGGAGATCAACACCGGCGAGACACAGGAGCCGAAGATCGTGGAGAATGCGCGCAAAAAGTCGGAAGAAAGCACGCAGCCGGGATAAGAACCGACGCACAAGCTCGGCTTGCGCGTCGGAAAAAAAGAAATGATCTTGGAGGATAAGAGCCGCCGCTTGCGGCGGCCCATTCCGGCGAGATTATTTCTGGCTGGCGTGGGGTGAAGTTGGGAAAAGTTTGTGCTACGATGATTTTAGAATAAACGCCAGAAAGGAATTTACAGCATGGAAGGCGAATTCACGGGCGCAGGCGCTCAGACCATGGGCGCAGCTGACGTCGCCGGTCAGCAGAGCGGGCAGGAGGCAGCCGCACAGGCGCAGGTGCAGCAGCAGCCGGTCAACGTCCCCGACGCTCAGGGACAGGGTACACAGGAAGAAACGTTCGACAGTCTGATCCGGGGCCGCTACAAGCAGGACTTTGATTCTGCGGTGCAGAAGGTCGTAAAGCAGCGCGTGCGCGGGCTGAACCAGTACAAGGGGCAGGCCGAGGCGATGGCGCCGATCATCGACCAGCTGGGCGCGCTCTATGGGATCGATACGTCTGACCCGAGGAAGACGGACTTCGCGGCACTGGCACAGCGCTTTTCCGCTGACGAGCGGCTTTATAGCGCGGAGGCCATGGAGAAGGGCACGACGACGGACGCGCTCAAAAAGGAGTACGCGGGCCGGGCCGAGAATACGGCCATGCGGCGGCAGCTGCAGGAGTACCAGATGCGAGAAGCCTTCGCCGGGATCCAGGCAGACTTCGCCCGGGATGTGACGGCGCGGTACGGCGCGGACTTTGAGACCGAGATGCAGAACCCGGATTTTGCGCGGCTCATGGGCGCGGGCGTGCCGCCGAAGACGGCCTATGAGGTCATCCATCAGCAGGAGATCGCACAGGCACAGGCGCAGCTGGTGGCGAACCAAGCGCGGGACAACGTCATGCGGACCATCCAGGCGCAGGGCGCAAGGCCGCAGGAGATCGGCTCCGGCGCTGCGGGCGGAGAGAACGTCCCGATGAAAACACACTGGTCACGCGCGGAGGTGGAGGACATGCGCCGCCGCGCGGCAAGAGGGGAACGAGTGATCCCCTGAGAAAGGAGATAGGAAATCATGTTTAAATCCAAAGTCGGATTTCAGTTTTTTGCTGACGCCGGTACGCTCGTCAACGCGACCGGCAACTACGTAAACGCAGGCACCGGCCAGACGACCGCATTCAGCGGCAACGACACGCTCGCGCCGACCATGAAGACGTTCTACGACACGCAGCTGCTCGAGAATGTACGCCCGGATCTTTACCACGCACAGTTCGCAGAAAAGCAGGCGCTGCCGCGCAACCACGGCAAGACCGTCGAATGGCGCAAGTGGAACACGCTGAAGGACGCGGAGACGTTGACCGAAGGTGTTATTCCGACGGGCCAGAAGATGGGTCAGTCCAGCATGAACGCCAGCATCGAGCAGATCGGCACGTACGTAACGATCTCTGATCAGCTGGAACTGCATGCGCTTGACAATATGATTCTCGGCGCAACAGAAGAACTAGGCGCTTCGGCGGCTCTGTCCATCGACAAGCGCGTGCGAAATGTCGTTGTGGCGGGTCACAATGTGCAGTACTGTGACAAGGTGTCGAGCTCTGGCACACACACGGCGGTCACTAGTCGCTCCGGCCTTGACAAGACGGCACTTCTGACGCCGCTCGAGATCAACAAGGCGGTGACGACGCTCAAGAAGCTTGGCGCAAAGCCAATCAACGGAAAGTATGTCGCTATCATTCACCCCTCCGTTTCTTTTGATCTGCGCAACTCCGATGGCTGGGTCGAGTCGCACAAGTATGCAGCGGTGACGGAGATATTCAATGGCGAGATCGGCGAGCTGCACGGTGTGCGCTTTGTGGAATCGAACAACGCGAAGGTGTTCAATGACTCCACTTGCCCGGTGAAAACAGCCGCATCTGACGGCAATCCTGCGGTCCACTACAGCGTTTATCCGACGCTTTTCTTTGGCAAGGGAGCGTTCCGGATGATCGACCCGGAGGGCGGAAATCTTGAGATGATCGTCAAGAACAAGGGCGAGATCGGTGGCCCGCTGGATCAGTTCTCGACCGTCGGCTACAAGGCCGAGATGGCGACGAAGATCGTCTATGAAGACCGTATGGTTCGCGTGGAAAGCTGCAGCTCGTACTCCGAGACAGACGAGGCAAACTAAGGAAGGAGAAAACAGCTATGGCAGAAGCAGCAAAGAAAAGCGCGTGGGATGAGAAACGAACTGTATTTATCGAACGCGGGATGGCAAGCGAGGAACAGAGCCAGTTCGTGTGCGTGAACGGAAGAACGTTTCAGGTACCGAAAGGAAAGAACGTAGAGGTTCCGCTTCCGGTATATGAGGTGATCGCAAACGCGCGGCTGGCGGCTGAAGAGGCGCGCCGGCAGGCGAAGGAAGAAGACAAGTGAATGCCCATGACGGCATGAAGCAGAGGAAGGGGCAGAAATGCCCCTTCTTTTGGTAAGGAGGAAAAATGAAAATTCGGGAAGCGATCGAGACGGTCGACCGGTTACTGTCGAACCAGTACGAGACGCCGGATAAGGTCCGGTGGCTGTCGGAGCTGGACGGGATTGTGTACCGGGATATCATCTGTACGCACGAGCACGAGAAGCAACCGGAGCCGTTTACGGGATACGGGGAGGACGTGGATCTGGAAACGGAGCTGCTGATCCCGTGGCCGTATGATGAAATTTACCGCTGGTATCTGGGGATGAAGATCTGCGACGCCAACGGGGAGACGACAAAATATGCAAACGAGGCGGCGAAATACAACAGCTACTATCAGGGGTATTTCAACGCATACAACCAGGCGTACATGCCGAAGCAGTACGCGACACATTTCAAGCTTTAAGGCGGTGAGACTATGAGCGTATATCGAGTAGAGTCGGGCGGCAGGGCACCGGCGGGGCTTTCGACCGGCGACGAGGTCGTGACCGGCGGCGGCACGTACCGCATCACGGGCGTGAACGCGGACGGCAGCTACCAGTCGCAGCTGGTGAACAAGAACCAGACGACGAGGAACTACGGCGGCAGCTATCAGACCAGAAACAGCCCTTACACCATGTCCGGCGTGTCGGACTACACGAGAAGCAAGCTGAACGGGCTGGAGAGTGGGTACACGCCGTCGGGCAGCGTGCAGGCGGCGCAGGCGTATCTGGAGCAGGTCAAGGCCAGCAAGCCGGGCGCGTATCAATCGCGCTGGGACGATGAGCTGACGAGCCTGTATGACCAGATCCGGAACCGGAAGAAATTCAGCTATGATATGGGGACGGATCCTCTGTACCAGCAGTACCGTGAGCAGTATCAGCGTCTCGGGCGGCTTGCCATGCAGGACACGATGGGGCAGGCGGCGGCACTCACGGGCGGCTATGGATCGACCTACGGTGAGCAGGTGGGCCAGCAGGCGTACAATGCGTATCTGCAGAACCTCAACGACATCGTGCCGCAGCTGCAGCAGCAGGCATATCAGCGGTATCAGGACGAGGGGACGGACCTTTATAACCAGTACAGTCTCGTGAAGGGCCGGGAAGATACGGACTACGGCCGGTACCGGGATACGGTCAGCGATTATTATTCGGATCTTTCGGATGCGCGGAGCGCGTACAACTCGGAACGGTCGCTGGACCAGAGCCAGTGGGAGACGATGCTCAGCTACTGGGCGCAGAAGGCAAACAACGAGAACGCAGCCTACCTACAGGCGTTGGCGGCAGAGCAGGCCGCGGCGAAGAAATCCGGCGGCGGAGGCGGCGGTGGGAGAAGCAGTTCATCTTCAAAGCTGAGCGACAAGAAGAACAACACGCTTGCAAAAGCGGCGCAGGCGTACCGGGCAAAGAACCCGAATGTATATCTGGACAGCCGGACGCTGGATAACTACCTCAACAGCAAGGGCTACAATGCGCTGGAGTCCAATACGTTCAAGGCGTATCTGGAATACTACGGCGCGACGTATCTACGGCAGCGGTAACGGAGGGAAGCATGGGACGAATCACACTGACAGAGGAACAAAAGCGGATTGCAGAGAGCATCCGCAGCGGACAGGGAGCCAGCACGCAGCAGGCTCCCTCCGCCTATCGCGGCGGAAGAATCACGCTGAACCAGAAGCAGATCCAGATCGCGAGCAAGTACGGCCTGCCGAACCCGGACTACGGGAAGAACGCGCAGAGCGGGCAGACAACCGTGGACGACCCGCTGCATAAGCAGTATGCGGCGTTTATGGCATATCAGAATGCCGTGCGCGAAGCGGAGCTCGCGCAGATCGAGCCGGGGGCCGCGCTGAAGGGCCGGGCGAGCGGACAGAAGAAGACGGAGAATGCGGGGGCGGAGACCGACGGGAAGGTATCAGAGCAGGAATACGGACGGTCTTCCGCGATGCAGACGCAGTACGGGACGTACCAGAATTATCTGCGCGGCGTGGAGGCGGCGCAGGGGCTGAAGCTTGGGACGCTGGCGCTGCAGGGACAGAGCGCACTGCTGGCCGGCCGGTTTGCGCCAGCCACGCAGCAGGTGCGGGGGGACGTGGATGCGCAGAACCGGCGTGCAAAAGCGGCGCAGACCGTGCAGCGGGATCAGGTGCGCGGGATGCGGCGGACGTCGCAGGAGCTGGACAAGCAGATCGAGGCGCTGGAGATCGAACAGGCGGACACGCATTTCTCCGGGACCGGGCTTTCGGAAAATGGGAAGAGCGTGACGCAGCTGCAGAACGAGATCGACGCGCTGAAGGAGCGCAAGGCGCAGGTCGACAGCCAGAGCGTGCTGGCCCGGGCACAGGAGGCAATCGGGAACCTGAGCGAGGAAGACCAGAATCTGCTCCGGCAGTACCGCGGGCAGGAACTGAACGGATATCAGGTGCGGGCGTATGCGAAGTACGACGCGAAGACGGCGCTCAACGAAAAAGGCTACAGCGACGACACGCTCAAGCGGCTGGCGGAATGGCAGAAGGTGCTGGACGATTACGACAACGCGCAGAAGCTCGACCAGGCGGCGCAGGAGATGGGAAGCGGATCCTTCGCGGGGAAAGCTGCGGCAACGCTGTTCTCTGCGGCGCTGGCGCCGGGGAAGGCGCTGGGCAATGTGGAGTCGCTGCGCGGCGTATTGCCGAAGTGGGCGGGCGGCTATCAGAACGAGGATATGCCGACGAACATCTACAGCCCGGCGTACAACGCGTCGCGCCTGTCCTCCGGCATTCGGCAGAGCGTGATGCAGAATATGAACCCGGCGGGGCAGTTCCTCTATCAGGCGGGCACGTCGGCGCTGGACAGCGCGGTCAACATGGCGGTCTCGACGGGGCTCGTCGGGACGGTCGGCGGCGCGGCCGGGGCTGGCGCGAAGGACGCGATCGCGGAGACGATGAACTGGGTGATGGGATCGCAGGTCGCGGCGGATTCGGTCTATGAGGGCATTCAGAACGGCAAGTCCAACGCGGACGCGCTGGTCGACGGTATCGTCGAGGGCGCGATCGAGGGATTCACGGAAAAATACTCCGTGGGCGATATCATCGAGAACATGCTGAGCGGCAAGGCCGTTTGGGAGAAGGCACTGCGGTCGTTCGCGTCGGAAGGCGCAGAAGAGATCGCGTCCAACTGGCTAAACCGTGCGTATGACGTGGTGGCGAAGCATGACCGGGGTGAGGTCATGACGGCCTACGCAAATTATATCGCAGAGGGCAGGACACCGGCGCAGGCGCTGGCGGCGATGGTCGGAGACTTTGCAAAAGAAGACAGCCTTTCGTTCCTCGCGGGCGGCCTGTCCGGCCTTGCCATGTCCGGGACGTATGCGGGCGTGAACCGCGTGATTTTGGAAGCAAACGTCACGCAGACGGCCAGAGCGGTCATCGAGGCGGGCGAAGTGCAAGACGTCATCGACTATGGCATGGCGCAGGAAGAGGGCACGAAGGCGCACCAGCTGGCCGAGGAACTGCAGCAGACCGTGGACGATGGCGGCGAGGTGACGCAGAAGGCCGTGGAGAACACGCTGCGTGAGGTGGCGAAGGAGCAGCAGGCGGCAGTGGACGAAGGGCAGGAGCCGCGCGTGCCGGAGACGCTGACCAGGCTCGAGCAGCTGCAGGAACAGGCCCGGCAGGAGCAGGAGCAGGCCGAGGCGGAGGAACGGACGTTCCAGCGGTTCCGGGAGGCAACCGAAGAGGGGGAACGGAATCAGGCGGTATTCCGAGAGGCAACGCAGGGCCGATATGAGACCGGCAACGCGGATCCGTATGCGGAACGCGGAACGCAGTTTGACGTCAGCGACGAGCGCAGTGCGGTCTACGCAGCAGAGGAAGCCGGGGAGATCAGCCACGCGGAGGCGGAAGCGGCGCTGAACACGCTGGACAGCGACGAGGCTGTGAACCGGGTGGAGGCCGCGCATGTAGAGGCCGAGAAAACGAGACAGGACGCACGGGACAAGAAGGATGCCGCGACGGCGGTCGAGCGGCTGCGGACACAGCAGGAGCAGGCAGACGCGGAGCTGCGCCGGGCGGAGGCAAAGAGTGACCGGGCGGCGCTGGCAAAGGCAGTTGTTCAATACGGCCTGCCGCAGACACTCGGGAATGCGCTGCCGGAGCATTATGCGGAATACAGGAATAAGAATCTGGGGCCGCTGAGCGCGGCGGAGTACGCCGACGCGGTGCATGCGGCGTATCAGGCGGGCAGGGATGGCCTGAACCTAAACGCGGCGCAGAAGGCCGCGCAGAGCGTCCAGCGGGAAGTAGCAGAACAGGCGTGGAACGCCGGAAAGGGGAACAATGGAACAGCAAAGCAAAATGCTCCTGATGACAGCAGCAAACGGGATGCGAGTATGGATACCGGAAGATCGGGTGGAGCAGTGGCAGAAAGCGCAGGCCAGACAGCAAAGGGACAAAGCGAGCGGAGCCGCCTCGCGGAAAGAATTGAGCTCGAAAATCGCGTCCGCGCTGCGAAGCAGCCGTACCTGAGCGGGCAGGATATCGGCGTCGAGAAGGGAGCGGCGGAGAAGAGCCTGCAGGAGGTCCCGAAGAAATTCTGGACAAAATCGATCGACCAGGCAGACGCGGAGCTGCGGAAGGCGGGATACGAGGATATCCATTTCTTCATTGGGAAGATCGGCGTCGTCAACCAGAAGGCGCAGGTGGTACGGTATGCGAACGGTATGCGGACGGGCAGCAGCGTCTGGGTGTGTGCAAATGACAAGGCGTTCACCGTCGAGCAGATCGCGCGGCACGAGGCGTTCCACAAGATGGCGGAGGATGTACCGGGCGTTCTGGAAGCTGTCCGCGCACAGATCGCATCGGAGCTGGGCGATGAGGGCTTGCAGGCGCTGGCGCTTCGGTATGCGGAGGCATATGAGGGGTGCTACGGCGAAGACGATATCGACAGGTATGTTGTAGAGGTCTGCTCGGACGCCTATGCAGGGATAGAGCGTTTCGGCGAGGAGAGCAAACAGGCGGCAGATGCCGTATGGAAGACCCGAGGGGCTGAGAAGAGCACAGAAAAACCGGCCAGCCAGAGAGGGCCGCCGGAAGAATACAGCATTGCAAACACAAGGAAAATGCCGTGGAAGGAGCAGGTGCAGGGCTATTTCAAAAATGACAAAACGATCAAAAGCAGTGATTCTTTGTATCTTGGAGAAAGCGATGTCTCCGGGGTGGCAAATTCACCGCTTTACGTACCGACAAGCGTCATTACGAAAGCAATCCGACCGCCGAAGGGAAGCCGGAGCGCGCATTCGCTTACACAGGCAGATATCCTGAAATTAGAGAGCGGGATCAAAAACGCAGCGGCTGTCATTGTAAATCCGGAGAGAAACGCAATCGTATATTTGACGGGAAACCGGGATTCGGCAGGCAACTATGTAATTGCTGCTTTTGACATGAACAATGATCTGTTCGGGGAAAACGCGCACAAAGCGACGTCTATTCACGGACGGGAAAACATCGCGGCGATGCTTGAAAAGCTCGGAGACGGCGCAACGATCTTCGTGAAAAACGAAGACAAGCTCAACCAGATGCTGCCCGGCAACCAGATATTAAAGTCTCTGGAGCTGCTGGCAAAGGTTGAACTTGACGGACAAAGCATAGCAGAACAGAGAGAAAATGTCAATACCGATTTTTCCATAGAGGCGCAGGCGGAGACGGATAATGCGACGGCGGAGCAGGAGACAGAAACCAGAAACCTCACGATGGACACGATCCCGAAGAAGGCGCAGAACTATCTGAACGGTGCGGCGAGAAATCTGGCGGCGGCGCTGCAGCGGCAAACGAGGCTTCCATTTGCAGACCATAGTGCTGAGATCCGGGACAGCCTAAAGCCCTTGATGAACGAATATCTGCAGACAGGCGATATCCGTCAGGAGACCATAGACAAGAGCTTTAACGAAGCGTACACAAAGGGCGTGGAGCTGGAAAAGGAGCTCTACGAGAAGACAAAGACGCTCGCGCAGGGGCTGCGGCAGACGCCGATCACGCTGAACGAGAAGGAACGGGCGGCACTCAGAGGCTATGATGTATTCAAGAAAACCACAAAGGGCCGACTGTATGTGGTGAACGAGGGCGGAAGATCGGTCAATGCAGTCTATCAGGAGATGAGCCGGGCAATGCCGGAGGTTTTCCCACGCGGGGCGAAAGGAACCGAAGAGCAGATCCTGACGCTGCTGGCTGGCTCACACAGGCTGGATCTTGCGAAAAGCAATGCGGAGGGCGCTGCCGGAAGGTATGCCGAAGAGTACAAGCAGACGGCAAAGCAGGACTATGAAAACGGCGTAAGAGATATGATGGGAGACCTGCGTGTTGCAAGGAGGTACGCGGAAGCGCAGGCCAGACGGATGGAGCCGTTCGTGGCACCGAAGAGCTATGACGAAGTGCAGGAGCTGTACAGCCAGCAGAACGAACAAAGACGCGCCTATGAGCGGGTAGACCGGCAGTATCTGTTGACGGCGGAGGACCGGAAGGTCGTGAACCGGCTGCTGCGCGGCGACATTACGCCGGAGAAGGTCACAGGGATGGAAAACGCCGAGGGGATCCTTGCGGTCTATGAGGCGAAGGCCGATTACGACCTGACGACGCTCAAGATACAGGAATGGAGGAAGAGCGTCAAGGCGGAGCGGATGGAGACGGCGAGGAAAACGCTCGGGAACATCAGCGAGGCGAAAGACAAGAAAGCCGGGATCTGGTATAAGCGTGAGACGCAGGAGCGCAATGCGCGCGACATCTTCAAGGCGGACACAGCGGAGAGGATCATTGACCATTATTTCCGCCCCGTCCACCATGCGGCGGCAGAGGAAACGCGGCTCAAAAACCGGATGAAGGGCCAGATTGAGGCGCTGGGGCTGAAACGACACGCCGTGAGAGGTGACCGGGTCAGCGAGAGCGCGGCGGTGCAGATCCTTGGAGAGGCGCAGGACAATATCCGTGTGCTGGAGGCAAGCCGCGGGCGGCTCAAGGCAAGGGAAGGACGGACGCTGCAGGAATGGGATGCGGTCGTGCAGGAACTCTGGAAAACGAGCCCGCATCTTGACAAGACGCGGATCGAGAATGCGGTGCAGGAATTCAGGGGCATCTATGACGAGCTCTTCCAGATGATGAATGAAGTGCGTGTGAGAAACGGGTATGCACCCATCAATTACCGGAGCGGATATTTCCCACATTTTCAGGTCGGCGCGTCGGATGGCATTCTGAATCTGATGGGCGCGGCCATGGGAATTGACGCCGGCATCGAGGTATTGCCGACGGACGTCAAGGGCATCGTCCAGTGGATCCTGCAGCAGAAGAAAAATGGGAAGCAGGAGCAGGGCTCCGACGCGCTACCGACGACGATCAACGGCAGGACCGGCGGCTTCAAGCCGGGCATTACATGGTTCGGAAACTCTCTGGAGCGTACCGGATTCCAGACGGCCTATGATGCGGTCAAGGGTTTTGACAAGTACATCGAGGGCGCGGCGAAGGTCATCTTCTACACGGATTCCATTCAGAACCTGCGTGCTCTTGCGACGGAGACACGATATCTGACCGGCGACGACGGGCTGCGGGAGCGGATCGACGCTGTCAGAGCGGACGAAAGCCTGAATGAAGCGCAGAAGGATGTGTCTGTCGAAGATATCCAGAAAAACGGGCGGTATTCGCTTTCCCGTTGGGCGGCCAATCTGGACGAGTACACCAATTTGCTTGCGGGAAAGAAGAGCGAGCTCGACCGGCCAATCGAGCAGATGACGAGACGGGACATGTACAGGCTGCTGAACAAGTGGCAGGGGCGCGTAGCGGCAAACATGGTGGCGGTCAACCCGGCATCGTGGCTGACGAACTTCGGCGTCATCCAGCAGGCGGCCGCGCAGCTGAATGAGGACAGTCTCATGAAGGCCAGGGCACAGGCAGCTGCAAACACGTTCAGGAATGACGGATTTGAAGAACGCAGCGATTTTTTGACATCTAGGCGCGGAAGCAGTATGCTCGTGAACGGCTGGGTGGACAATGCGAGCGCTGCGCTCTCGAAGCCGATGGAGGTCATCGATATGTATTCGGCCAACGTCATTGTGCGCGCACGGTATATGGACAATCTGCGCAGGGGCATGAGCGAGGAATTCGCCATGCAGGAGGCCGACGAGTTTGCCGCAGGTGTCATGGCGGACCGCAGCAAGGGCGCACAGCCGACGCTGTTTGAATCCAGAAACCCACTGACGAAAATGTTCACGCAGTTCCAGCTGGAAGTCAACAATACGTTTTCTTATCTGTTCAAGAATCTCCCGAGAGAACAGAGAAAGAGAGGCGTGGCAGCGGTGGCGTTCACGATGTTCATGTATCTGCTTCGCAACTGGTTCTTCAATGAAGGGTATGAAAAGATGATCGGCAGGCGGCCGATGTTCGATCCCTTCAATATGATCACAGAGACGGTCGGGAACTATACCGGATACACGGTCAACAATATGTGGGATGCCATCGACGGGACAGAGGACGGAATCGTCACAAAGAAGGAAGCGAAGGGCGCAGGCGCGGCGACGTGGGACACGATGGTCCGCATTGGGCAGGAGATCCCGGGAATCGGAGGCCTGCTCGGCGGCGGGCGTCTGCCGTTTGCGAGCACGATGCCGGATGTGGAGAACATTCTGAACCTGCTGGATAAGGATATTCCGGGGGATAAGAAATGGCCGAAGGTCGCAGAGGCGCTGAAAGCACCGGCTGTGTACTGGCTGCCGCCGTTCGGCGGCGGGCAGGCGAAGAAGATCTACGAGGGCAGCAAGGCCGTCGTCAACAAGGGAAGCTATAAGCTGAACGGAGACGGCGAAGAACAGCTGCAGTATCCGGTGTACACGGACCGGAAGGGAGATCTGATCCGCGCATGGACATCGAACATCCTGTTCGGCAAGAGCTCGACCAAGGCTGCCCGTGATTGGGTGGAGAGCGGATTCCAGTCGCTCAGCGTCAAGGAGACGAAAGCCTATCAGGCGATCACGGAGGGAGGCGAGGACCAGAGGAAAACCTACACGTTCGTGCAGGCAATCAAGAACGTCGAGAAGGAATACGACAAGAAAATGCTGCTCAAGAGCTACAGCATCAGCGACGCGGCAAAGACGGCGTATTTCTATCAGGTGTTCGCCAACGAGGACCAGCAGAAGGAGATGGACAAGCTCGACGAGCAGGGCAGGATCGACTTCATGAAGAAGTACCTCGCAGAGGCCGAGGACAACCACAACCGGGACGAGCTGCGCGACGCGGCGGTCGCCGGGACGGTCACGCAGGAGAAGGCCATCCAGCGGATGGTCGCCAACGACTGGGCCAAGAACGAGGACGACGCGTACTGGAAGTACCGCGAGTGGGTCCGGAAGGCGGACGACAAGGACTACAAGATGTACGATGATTTCCTGAACGCGATCGAGGCGGGCGGAGACGTCAAGGAGGCGGCGAAGGAATACCTCGAGCACGGGAAGGAGGCGAAGGATCTCAGCAGGGAGGTCACGACGGCATACAAGGAGCAGTACCTTGCCGCGACGCCGGAGGAGCGGAGAAAGCTCAAGCAGAAGCTGCTCGAGATCTACGCGGCGCTGGGCTTCAACCGGAAGGAGAAATCCAAGGATATCGACAAATGGGTGAAGGATGCCGCAAAGGAGAAGAAGGACAAGTAAAGAAAGAAGGCCGGGGCGGATGCCCCGGCCTTCGGTTTTGGAGTTACTGCGCTTTTTCCAGCTCCGCGAGGCGCTGGCTGTGCAGGTGGACGACGGATTTGAGGAAGGAGACCTCTTCTTCGAGTTCTTCGACGCGGCTCTTCGGCGCAAGGGTATCGAGAAGAGACTGCTGGCCTTCGATCAGGAGGTCCAGCTTTTTCATGACGCTGCTCTCGATGATGACGCGGGTGTTGGCTGCGGACTGCTTGAGCATGTCGTCTTTGGCCTGGTCGATCATGGATTGGATTTTCTCAATATCTTTTTCGTCGAGCATGGGGAAGCCTCCTTGTATTTGATGGAACCAGTATAGCACCGGCGGGAGGGAATGGCAAGCGGAAGTTGCGCTGCGCGTGGGGTGAATCCGGCGCGGGGGTCTGCTACACTGGATGAAAAGGAGGGATGCGGTATGGCGACGCCAATTCCGGGGGCTTATCCGAGCCCGAGGATCGACAAAGGGGTACTGCGATGGTACGAGGGAGACACATTCTCGATCGTGCTGCGGTTCGATCTGAAGGACCAGGACGGCGAGGCCGTCACGATCGGGACGACGGACAGCATGGCGGTTGCGTTTCTGGACGATACGCGGCAAACCGTCCACACGTTCAGCTTTGCGAAGGTGGAGAATGACCAGGTCACGCTGAACTTCGACGCAACGGTCACGGCAAAATTCACGAAGGGAAAGTACACCTACGATATCCGGTACACGCACGGCGACAAGACGACGCTGGCGAGCGGGAACCGGGCATTCGTGGAGTAAGGAGCAGGTATGAGGGTAGAAATTCCGAATCAGGTCACGGTGACGATCGGCGGGCTGATCTCCCGCGGGGTAAAGGCCGTGGAGGTTACGGACGCGGGGAAGCTGATTTTCACGCTGACGGACGGCAGTACGGTCGACCTTGGCTCGGTCATGGGCCCGCAGGGGCCGAAGGGCGAGACGGGACCGGCGGGGCCGCAAGGGCAGACCGGACCTGCCGGCGCACAGGGCGAGACCGGCGAGGCGGGCGCGAGCATCACGTCGATCACGAAGAAATCGCAGAGCGGGACGACGGCGACGTACACGATCGCGCTTTCGGACGGGAAGACATTTGACTTCAACGTCGAGACCGTCAAGGGTGAGAAGGGAGACACCGGCGCGAAGGGTGACACCGGCGCGACTGGCCCGCAGGGAGAAACCGGCCCGCAGGGGCCAAAGGGCGAGACCGGCCCGCAGGGCGAGCAGGGGCCGAAGGGCGACACCGGCGCGACCGGC